TCTCCAGTGTTTAAGTTATTGTAGACGATAAACACCGTTGTGTCTGTAGCATTTGACGAGAGAACAGGTGTAGGGCTCAAGTTCGCAGTGCTTAGGTATCCTCCGCTCTGAAAGTAAATACCAGGGTTTCCATTAAACCCAGTAGAAGAATATGTAGGTTTCGTTCCAGTTCCTCCTCCTGTTGTATTCCACCCATTCCCCGACTTATCTTTCCACCCTGTGACATTGGAGGTTCCTGACTGGAGAGTGACCTGGGTAGAATCGTAGGCATCAAACCACATAGCGATCTGGGGGATATTGTAAGGCACGAGTAGTTCAGAGGGTGAGAGGGTGAACGTCATAGCATTCACATCGGAACCGTCAATCCACTCGATAGGTCCGGTTGATAAGGGACCAATGTACGAAGGAGGTTTTACGCCTGCCGGACCGTTGTACGGATTGTCTGTGGAAAGAGCATTTTGCAGGCCCCACTTCCATGCCAGATACCCCTCAATCTGCTGCCGTTGAGTCGTGTTGAGAGCGTAGTTGTAGATGAGGATTTCAGAAATGAAAGAATTGAAACCGTAGGTTCCTCCTCCGTTCGAAATAGCTCCAACGTTAAACTTTTGCGATGCGGTGGTAAGTGTTGCGGCCACTGTACTTGTTCCGTTGGTCACCGTTCCTCCAAAATTGTACCATCTTGAGTTTGAACCCTGTTTTGTGATGCTGTATAACTGAGGTCCGGCCGAATTCGGAGTAAATGCAATATTGTTAAACACCCATGAGCCCCCGAATCCGTAATAGTGCTGGTTTGCAGCCCACGGACTCAACAGAGTATACTGCTGATAGGTATCCATACCAAACACTGCATAATTTCCTGAATTTGTATCGTTGTAGACCACAAACACGGTTGTATCTGTTCCGTTGGATGAGAGAATAGGGTTGGGGAGGAAGTTGGCTGTAGTCAGGTAACTGTTTGCATTGAATTTGACGCCGGGGTACTGAAACGCCGTGCTGGCGGTGGATGAGTAGGTAGGATAAGTTCCTCCGGGATAAGATAGATTTAGACTGTTACTAGATTTATCGCGCCAAGAAGCAACTTCGGTCGTTGAATAGGTATTTGTAAACGCCGGGCCTACCGTAACCCCAGGGGATAGGTAAGGGTGTCCTGGTGAAAGCGATGTCTGGAGTCCCCATTTCCAAGCAAGGTACCCTTCGACAAGTTTACGGTTGGTATCTGTAAGATTGGTATTATAAAACTGAAACTCGCCAAGGTAAAAATCAGTCGCTCCGAAGGGAGTTATTGATGTGTTTCCAAAAAACCATGCTCCCATATAGAGAGTTGATCCGCAGTTCTCTATTCCCCAACCAGCTTTTGTGTCCTTCTGTGTTCCATTCACGTAGAACCGAATATATGTTCCATCAAACGTCATACTCAGAATTTGAAGTCCAGTTGCTAAGGCAGCCGTTGTTTCAAAATGATCGGGGCTTGTAAAGTTCGCTGAATGATACGTGAACACTCCAGCCGTTGAACTTGTAGGTTGTCCAGCCGATTGTACGTAATACCCCATTCCAAAATCGGTACGACTGTTTACACCCGCTTCCTGCTTCGTAATAAGCCAGTTGTTTAAACTTACCGGATTGATCACAAAAAACATTGACCATACAGAAGCATTGTTCACAGCACCTGAAGGTATGTTCAAGTACTGACCATTATGGAAACGTAGAAACCCGGTAGCGGAACTGTAATCTACAGTTGAACCAGCAGTGGCCGTATTATTATTTCCCGATTTATCGTTGATCTGAGTAAGATTTCCTCCGGGGGCAGATAGATTGGTAGCATCTTTTCCATCGATCCAGTACTGGAGGTTGGCAACCGTAGGTGTCGTTACAGAGCGGTACCCGATCGTTGTTATATCAGCCGCATCATACCACATGGATAGACCGGGAATTGATCCGGGAGCAAAGGATGTCTTTTCCGTGATAGTAATACTGTTGGTCGCACCGGTCGCGTTGGTTGCGACAATGGTAACAATATAGTACACTCCAGACTGAGGTGCATTTGCAAAGGTAACCACGTTTCCAACTACAGTGGCTGAAAGACCTGGGGATGTTCCACTAAAGGATGTGGCTCCGGCTGCGGCACACGTAATAGAGACTCCGCCACCTGTGGTGGGTACCTGGGTATACGTAATAGGTCCGATGGGAATAATCGGCAGGGAGTTTGCGGATGAGATTGATGTATTGAGTCCACTTGTGGCTGTTGCATAGAGAGTGTACGATTGACTGGCGGTTGCTACGAATGAACTTCCCAGATTGGTATTTCCCACTGAATTGAAGTAATTTAGCGTAACTCCCGTTGGATTCGTTGATCCGTTGTAGGTGGAGGATGCATACACACTTGTTCCCGTAGTCGCCGTCAAGCTGGGTGCGCCTGGAGTGTAGAGAGTCGTAAGTGCGGCGGATACCGTTAATCCAGACCCCACAACCGTTACAACATAGTTTGTGTTAGCAGAAGCGCCGGAAAATGTATACGTAGTTCCTGATACAGTTGCTGTACCCAAGGACGGCGCAATTGTGGCGGAAGACGATGATCCGGACACGGTTGCGATCAACTGTGTCCCGTTCTGTGCGAAGGACGAAATTGTAAATGGGATGGCTGCAGTGACGGCCGAGAACGGAGTAGATGAGAGCGAGACGTTTCCTCCTGATGATGCAGTGACGGTGAGCGTGTAGGTTGTTCCAAGTGTGGCTGAGATATTTGCCGAGGTAACTCCAGTCACTGTTCCGAACTGCGATCCATCTGAGGTATTTTTGAGAATGAACTGGGTTCCTGCAACAGTTCCACCGTACGTCCATGATGCACTCACACTGGTTGAGGCCGGGATGTACGTAATTGATCCGGGGACAGGAGTAGAAAGGGTAGTAAAGGATTGAGTGGTGGTGTTTGTACTGTTGGGTGCGCCTGTTCCTGCATTGTTCTGGATCGAGAAGGTGTAAGCCGTCGCAGACCCCGCACCTGAATACGTGAATGTTGTGGCCGTAGACGTAGTGAGCGTAAGACCAGCAGGAGTGATGGACGGAATCGTGTAGTAGGGAGTATACGGTGCCGGAGTAATTGTTGGCTGAGCAGATAGCGTGATCAAAATCTGTCCTCCATTCTGATTCACTGTCTTGACGACTGGAGCTGTCAATAGAGTGACGTTACAAGTAGTTCCAGACACCGCAGTATCTCCCTGTGCGTCCGTCGTCATCACCACAAACGAATATGTTGAATTGGCGGTGAGACTAGTGCTGAACGTATTGTTATACGTTGAACTGACTGCAGAATAAGAGTAGCTTGAGTACAGCGTTGTAAGCGCTGGATCATACACCTTAAATGTGACTCCGGATGTGTTTGTTGTTAGATATGTCCATGTAACGGTTACATTTGTACCATCGGTAGACGTTGCTCCCGGATTTCCGATGGTCACGGCAGTAAGTGGTGTAATGTTATCAGTGGGTGCAGACGCAATACCTGTTCCCGGCGCACCGATTGCGACCACGGTGTAGACTAAAGGAGGAGTTACACCTGTTGGGGTAAACGTGGAACTCAAAGACGTTATACCAGTAGTTACTGGTGTAGTGTTTCCAGAAAGAAATACAGAGTACGAGGTCACAGTGGGTGCACCGGTCGGATAAGACCATTGAAGGATCACCGACTGTCCAGACGCATCAGACTTCGTGAAGGTTGACTGACCCATCGTCGTAATCGTTGAGGTCGTAGTATTCGTTGACCTTGTTCCTGTATTGGTGACTGTGAATCCGTACGAAGTATTTGCGGTGGCTCCTATATAGATAAAAGGATTCACCGAGGAGCTGATCGTCAAAGCAGTTCCAGACGACTGGGCAATGCTTAGCGTTCCCGAAGCAGGAGTTCCGCACGAAATAGTGATAATCGACCCAGTCTCTGTGATAGTAGAAATAGACGGAACAGGAACCGTTGTTACCGAAATTCCAGCGGAGGTTGCTCGGACATTTCCTCCCTGTGCGATTGCCTGCACCGTAAATGTGTAGGCCGTAGAATCTGATACCGTAAATGAAGTGTTTGCTGCCGAGAGTCCAGTGGTTCCACGGGTATTTCCGTTCTGGTCCAGAACATTGAAGGTAATTCCGGTCAGCGATCCGTATGACCAGCTCATGTTCACGGTTGTCCCCGTTGCGGCAGCAGACAGGTTTGTAGGAGGAGAAATAGGTGTTACCGCAGTTGATGTTGCAGAGTTGGCGGTGACGTATCCGCTCACAGTCGTAATTGTGAAACTGAACGCTGTTCCCACGGTTGCTCCAGTGAATACCTTGGTCTGGGTTCCCGCCGCGATTCCAGTCGCAGATAGGGTTCCAACAACCGAATACGTAAGAGATCCGGTCGTAGAATCCGTCCACGGAACTGTGATTGTTGTTCCACTGACGGTAACAGTACCTATCGTGGGAGGGGGAATAAAGTCCGGAAACTGTGAAGGAACTATCAGACTGAACCCCGCGCCAAAATATGAAGTGCTGTACGTTCCCGCCGAATTGGTAGATGTTGCTGAGACTCCTGGAGTGGTGGTTAATCCAGAATAGAGCATGTTCACTGTGAATGATGTAGTTACCAGGACATTTCCAGGACCAGATAGGTTGACTCCATCAGGGTTGTTAATGATATACTTCGCTGATACAGTATTGAATCCTCCAACCACCGTACACAGGGCATTGGACGAAAAGGACGTGTTGGGTTTTGTGTGTGCGGTAATAGACGAATTGCCGGTACTCAATATCCCACCGAAACTTGCATTAACAGTAATTGTGAAGTCCTGAATTCCAGCCGGGGTTACCCCTGTAAATGCCGCCGCAAAACTCCCGCCTGCTCCGGTAACGGCAACCGAGCCAACCGTGGGAGCACCGCTAAATCCGAATGTACAATTCACCAGAGCTTCCGAGAACGTAATGGTAAACGCCGTTGGGCTCACAGCCGTGTACGCAAGGTTCGATGGAGAAGGAGGAGTCACAATTTGAGTCGTAGATGCCGATAAACTTGTGTTCCCCGAGCCATCTGCGGCTGTCACGAAGAACGTGTAATTTCCAGGAAGAGGAGATGAGTACTGAGCAGTGAGTGCGGTACTAGCCGCTGGATTCGCAAGAGAGGGAGATGATGTGAGGGTAAATGTACAATTCGGCGTTGCTTCCGTCCATGAGAGTGTAACGTTTGGAGCCACAAATGCTGCTGAAAAGGCGGCGGGGGTAGAAATGACTTGGGTTGCAGTGCTGACCGTTGTACTCAGGAATGATCCCCCAAAGGTAAAGGCTGAAAGGTTGAACGTATACTTTCCAGGAGTGACTCCAGTGGATGTTGCAGTTGTTCCATTAATTGTGAGATTGGGAACAGCAGGGGAGGATGAGAGAGAAAATGTGCATCCAGACGAGGATTCCGTCCACGACAAATTAATTGTGGACCCTGTTGATACGGCTGTAAACCCCGAAGGAGTCGCCACGATCTCGCCCGAACATGTTACCGGAGCACTTACATTGTTACCAGGGAGAACTGAGACGATCGAGAATGTATAGATTCCTGGGGTAGATACATTACCGTACGATGTCGTAAAGATGCCTGCCGAAATAGTCTGAGTTCCAAAAGCCGAATTGTTGGTACACGAAAGACTGAACGATGCTCCAGCCGTTGATTCAGCCCAATTCAGGGTAATGTTTGAGCCAAGCGATGTTGCTGAAAAACTGGTGGGAGCAGCCAGGGATACAACCACGGTTGTTGCAACTGAACTCACTGAATTCAGTCCTGCCGACACAGATTGTAAAGTGATGGTATATGTTCCGGCATGAACTCCCGTGTATACAGCCACGTTTCCGGTAATGGAGGGCGTAACAATGATTGCGGGGGAAGATGTAAGAGTAAACGCGCATCCCGGTGTCGCTTCGGACCACGAAAGAGTAGCCGTTGAGCCAAATATACTCTGCTGGAAATTCGTGGGAGTGGACGGAGTGACGTTCACGTTATTTACACTGACTGAACTGCTGGTTACACCTCCACACAACGAGACTAAAGTAAATCCGTAGGTACCACACCCCAGTGACAGATTGAAGGGTGGGTTTCCAATATTGTTGGATGCGCCAGTGGCTGCCCCTGTCCATGTAAGATTGAATTGTGCACCTGCAGTTTCGGATGCCCAGGACAGTGTAACACTGTTGTTGAAGTTGTCTGTCGCGGTAAACAGCGTAGGCGGAGAAGGCGCCACCGAGGTTGATACAACGGAACTGTATGTTGTGAACCCACAGAGAGTTGCCGCTACCTGGAACGAATAGGTGCCGGGCGAACGCGTAACGGTCACTGGATTTGTGCTAGGTACAAACGTCGTTCCTCCCGTACTGATCGTAAACGTACAATTGGGAGTGGATTCCGCCCAGGAAAGAGTGATAGAGGATGTAGCTGATGTTGCCGTGAGTGTTGGAACGGCCGGACGTATAACCGTAATAGGAAACACTGGTGAGGACACCGGTCCTAGAATACCAAGAAGACGGCAAGCAACCGTAAAGTTAAGTGTAGTGGATGTTCCAGGAGAAAATATCGTGCCGCTAGGGTAGGGAATTGTCGCCATTCCGGTAGAATCCACCGAGGCGTACGATGCATTGTTCGTGCACGTAAAGAAGTAGTCCGTAATCCCCTGGACCAGAGGAGTTAGAGGTGTGACGGTGACGGGAGTCAGATAAATTGCGTTTCCATCATAGTACCCTGAGGCGATTGTTGTTCCAAAGGTAGGAGATAGCAACGTCACACTCGGAACAATTCCTCCCCAACTGATGGAGGTGGTTGCCGTTGTTGGAAGCTGCGTAATTGTGTAGAATGTATACGTTTGTCCCCTCTGTCCACCCGTATACACTATCGTTGTCGACGACTGATTGTTCGGAGATGGAATTGTTACGACTGTAAGACCGCTGGGAGTCACTACCGTCCAATCTCCTGGGGAGGTTGAGAACCCCTGAAACGTAATTGTGTTGTTCGCATAATCTCCTACCGCACCGATATACGATGCGGTCGCGGACACAATGGCCGGACTCGGAGCCGACTCGTAACCGGTGTATCCCGGACGCACATTTGTAAATGGGTGTCCGGGAGGCAGGGAGAACTCCGCCGTCATTGTTTAACCGTCTCAGTAGATTTTTCATATTAAATGCATCCACTTCCAGTACAGATAACCTTCAATAATCCATCGTTCATTGGTCGCAAGTTGCCGGGAGTACGTAATGAATTCGTGAACATGGAACGATTTGGGGGACGGATCTCCAGAACAGTCGCCAAAGACCCACGGAGTTGCCGGTATGGTTCCGCACGTTCCGCTCACAGTTGATCCAAAGTTCAGATTTCCTAGTGTGGTCAGACCGCTCACGCTCGCAAACATCTCAACCGTGGCTCCACAGATAGTAGAATAGTTTCCTACCTTTGTTCCGATACCACCGCCAACGAATGGGGAACATACACCGGCAAGGGCACCATTGCTTCCGTAGAATGCAAAGGATTGGTTAGCAACAGGTGTTGTAGCCGTGGTGTACTGCCCCGTAGAAATCAGGAGGTAGGATAGAGTGGGGACCGAGGCAACAATAAATGCGGAAAATTGACTAGTGGACGCACCGCTATTGTAGGTGCTTACAGCCGTCTTTCCCGGTCCAAAGTAGATGGACGGACGGCGAGCGGTTCCAAAGTTGGAAGGAGTAGGAGCATTTCCAGAGGTCGTAGAATATATGTGATTTGCAACGGCAGATTTGTCTATCCAAACAAATGATGGAGTAAGTGCGAGGGTTGTTATGTCGGCCGCATCAAGCCACATAGTAAGACCGGAAATATCTGAAGGTTCGGACAGAGCATTGACTTCCGTCAGACTTTGAAGACCTGGCGCCGAGTAGTAATACGGATGGTAGGCAGGAAGATTGGTCTGTAGCCCCCATTTCCAGGCCAGATGTCCTTCAATCAGGTTTCGGAACGGTGTTTCACCGTACTGGTTATACACCACCAATTCGCCTAACGTGAACTGAGCCCCGAACCCCCCGTCGTTTCCGATATAGAATTGAGTATCGGCAGAAGCAGTATTATAATATGCAGTCGTTGCCTGTGTGCTACTGAGCAGAGTCGTTCCGTTGCAGGAGAAGTAGACCATATTTCCGCCGTACCACGCCCAAAAGAGAATGGTGGGTGTATTTGCCGCCAAATTCAGTGATGGTCCAAAAAAAGTACCGCTAGACGTGTTGTAAGACTGTAGAGTTTGAACATTCGTTGTAGGAGCATTGTACCCGAGTCCAGGGTTCCCCAAAGAATTTTCAGGACTTCCCCAACCTAGAATTCCAAGTTTTGTAGCTTGTATCTGACTGTTTGGAAGTAGAACCATACATGTAGAACCTTGGGAAGGAACGGAAACTGTACGGTATAAAAAGGTATTTGCGGAAAGAGTGGACGTATTGTTCCCTGGAAACACAAGGGCAGGAAGCGATCCGATATTGGAGAATAAGAAATTGTTGGGTTTTCCTGATATGGTAAATGATGTTCCGCTCGCTTTATCCGTCAGGGTTTTTAGAGTGGTTCCCGACAACGTATACGACGACGTATCCGCCATATCCAGCCACGAAATCAGACCCTGCATCACATTGGCGGGAGTAGACGGAATAATCACTTGTTCACCCGATGGCGGAAACTGTTTGTACGGATGTCCTATCGGTAGCTGCCCTACGATCCCCCATTTCCAGGCCATATAGCCTTCAATCATCTGACGGTCTGTGGTTGCGAGCGCCCGATTGTAGGCAATGATCTCACAGACGTGAAAACTTGCTGACGTAACAATCGAAGAAGCGATTGGAGACAGGCCGAGCGAGTAAGGAGTATTTGAAATGATATTGACCATAGCTGTCTCCCGCACGTCAGAATCTGCATTAAAGTTGCGATCTCCGCGTATAATTCCAGCGGATGCGTCATAGATTCCCGAAAGAACGGTCGGAAGATTATACTGCGTTGCGTTTGTTGTCCAGCGAGTATCGCCGTACCCTGCTCCGTACTGGTACGGTCCGGACACATAGTACTGCGTCTGCGAGAATCCGAATGCACCGCCAGATACGTCGTTCCCTGTTGCGAATCGCAGTGTGGAGGCAAGTGAGGGGGTTTGGTACGCTATGAAGATAGATTTGGAGGATATGAGGCCGGAACACAGAGTTGAGATCATCTGTGCCCCTGGCGGAAAAAAGATAGACGGTTGGCTGATGATCGCAGTGTTTGAGACGATGGGCGATCCTGACGTAGTTATAAACGTATTTCCAAAGGATGATCTATCCGAAATAGATTTGACGATAGATGTCGTTCCTGATAAACTAATTGTAGACGTCGCCAGTGCATCTATCCACAGAGACAGGCCTGGGAGACGAGAGGGATTAAACCTCTCCTCATTCAAGACTTTTGACATACTTTACACTGTTATGTATCTCCCCGAAATTTACGTTGCGTTCATAACCTTCTGAATAGACACGACCGATACACCCGAATGTGCCGAGAACTCTTTCATGAACCCCCTGAGTTCCGTCTTGGTTTTCCCAGCACCCATAATTTTGGCGATGAGACCCGCGACCATCACTTTCGGCGTATGTTCCAGTTCCTCGTCGGGGGACTTGAAGATATCGTTGATGGCGTCCAGAATGTGTCCTCGCTGTTCTTCGCTCACCGACAAACCATTCATCATACGTTCCGCCAACGATAGTTGGGTCTTGAGAAGAGGGTTCTCTTCGGCATGGATCCCAAACTGCTGAATAGCTTTCGACAGAGAACGGGTGGACACGTTCACGATCGCAGCAATTTCCTCGTGGGTTCGCGAGACCCCCATACGGCGACAGGCTACAAAGAAGACAGCACCCATCAAGGCCCGCCTGGTCTCTCCCCGGAGTTTAAGAGCATCTTCCTGCGACCGAAACAGGGCACACGCTTCCTGCAGAATAGCCTTCGTAAACCCGTTACGATACGAGTACTGGTTCAGAATCTCCATCGCCGACAGCCACGACCGTTCGGAATGGGAGGCAAGGGACCATGCCGAAAGTCGTTGAATGTTTTTGAAGGTGGGCGAATTCACTTTCTTGTTCATCATCATGGATCCGTACGATGAATCTGGGAGCAGGGAACTAATGGTCAGACCTACACGGGTAGGATCTTCATGCCGGTCTTCGGCTCCGTAGTACCTCCATTCGGCACCCTCGTCAATCGTTTGTTCTATCACAGTTCCACAGGACGTACAAACGCGCTGACCTTCCTCAATCACTAACTGTTTCTCAGGATGGTCGCACATAGTTGATCTTGCCTACTTCCTACCCCCACACAAACACGTCCGTTTTTACCGCATCCTGGACTGCAGGAAATTCATAGCCGAGTCATCGTACACAAATGGACGGTAATCTGCCCCTGATTTGGGAGGAGCGCGGATCCGGGGAGCCTGATTCTGAGGTTTGATCCAGGAAATGACGAGAGACAGGTTGGTCGCTACCCAGACCTGGAATCCTTGTTCTAGTAAGGCGTCGCGAACATAGTCCACAGCTTCACGGTGGTCGTAGAGAGGGTAGCCGAACACGAAGGATGGAACATCAAACACAAAATAGGGAGCTTGTGGGTTCTGAATAGCATACAGTTTCAGTTGAGAAGATAGATTTGAGAGCACGGGTCGCATAGCTTGCATTTTTGCGGTTTTACGTTCATCTTCCTGCTTCCACAGATCTTTTGCGCGAAGCATTTTCCTACTCGCAGAAAAGAACACCCAATGGATACCCTAGCTCTCAATGGAGGGGGGATGCGAGGAGCCCTGCAAATCGGTGCGCTCCAAGAACTTGCCGCCGAATCCGACGAACGACTCATTGACCGATTCTCGGGAGGAATTTACGGGTACTCCATCGGTGCCCTGATCGGAACTCTAATTGCATTTGAGTTTGAGATTTCTGAGTTTGGGCCACTGATTGAACTTCTGGGAAATATGCAGGATACCCTGAATCCTCTACGCCTCAAAACTCTTCTTTCATTCAGCGAGAAACAGGGGGTGGACGACGGTACAAAGATCCGTGAAGTATTGGCCGAGGCCTTCAAGGAACGGGGTATGGACTTGAACACACTGCGAATCGGCGATGCTGCGATTCCTCTTCATATCGTAGCCTCCGATCTCACCGATCTTCGGACTGTCGTTTTCAGACAATCAACCCTTGTGTGGGATGCTTTGCGTGCCTCGTTCTCCCTACCCTACATTTTCACTCCACACATCATTGGCGGTCACGTATTTGTAGATGGAGGAGTTCTGTGCCAGAACATCATGAAAGTTGTTCCAGCCGAAAATCGGGAAAGGACACTGTACTTGATGACGGCTCAATCCAAAGATTCACTCATTAAGAACTACCTGTCGAGTGTCGCATTCGCCAAAACCATAAAAGAGACGCACGATACACGAGACAGGTATCCAAAAAATACATGTCTCCTGATCGAGGATGATACAAAAATGTTCAGTGTCTGGAAATCAGAGGAGATTGTGGATATGTTGATTTTAATCGGACGTACGCGGTACCGCGAGTTCCGGTCCCAGTGCCGACACTAGGAATTCACGTAGAACCTCTACTTTCGGAGGACCCATGTACTCATAGGTTGTGGATGTCGTCTGGAGCTTGTACGTCGGAAATGAATCTACCTTGTACTGACTGCACTGTTTCTTATCAGACTCGCAGTTGATGAACTGGATGTCCACCACCTTTCCGCCGTACGTATAATCTTTCACCAGAGTCTGTAGGCTCTTCACCTGCGGCTCGGCTTCCTGAGAGTACGGGCACCATTTCGTATAGAAAAACAGTAAGTGAGCCTTCCCGGGGTCTACGGCTACGGTCGTAGGGCTTTCCTGAAGCACCATACGCGAGGCGGGAGGAAATCCGCGGACGAGCCAGTACACTCCGACAAACAGGATAAGAATCGCCAGAGTAAACCCTCCGGCGATAAGTCCAGTTTTCATGAACTCGTTGGTGGTGGTGGTGCGGGCAGTGTTCATCATTTGGGATAGAGACCAGACGTTATTTTTCGTTCGCGAGCATACCACTCACGATAAGCCTGGTGGACAGGGGTACCAGAAGCCAGTGACCACATAATCATATGTGTTTGGCGCTCGGGTTCACCTGCTTTGGGAACAACAGTATACCACTTACCGTTCAAGCGGAACATTCTTTTTATATATTAGATCGGGTTGGCTGTAATAGGACATTCAGGTATGTTTACGTGACTCCATATTACTCCTTTCAAAATCTTGTAAATAATTGTAGATGAAACTCCATACTCTGAGGCGAGCTTCCTCTGTGATAATGATCGACCTATCTGTTTAATTTCAATAACCATGCTTTCGGTTAATTTCGAAGATCCATGATGCTCTCCCTTTACATAAACTCCACGACCTTTACTATTTTTATCATTAACGTTATCTTGGTTTGTACCTTCCCATATATGATCTGGGCTGCAGCATGGAGGATTATCACAAGAATGTAGAGCACACATTCCTTCTCTAATTTCCCGACCAAGCTTTTTAGCTAGAACATAACGATGAGTCTGTATCTTTTTACCATGTATTCTTACATGTCCATACCCCTTTGCAAGTCTTTGTCCAGTCCATTCCATGCATCCATTTTCAGTAGACTTTAAACGTGTCTGAAACCAGTTATAAAACTCAGATTCAGACATGTTAGGTTTCCGCATAGCAATGCCTAAGAGTTATTATTCATTTATAGTTTATTTCATGTAAACTTAGACAGAGCGAGCATCCCTGATGCTATTTATAGGCGGGCGGGAAAACCTACTAAATTAGCGCCAATACCGAATCCGGCACCCGTGCGCGCGGACGAGCCGACAGACGGGGCGTAGATGTCGAGGATGGCGAACACGGCGAGGGCCGTGAGGGCGATCGTGCCGATCTCGTCGACGCGGAGCTTCTTGCCCGGGAGCAGGTAGCACGCGACGGCAACGGCGAGGCCCTCCAGGGCATACTTGACCAGGCGCTTAACGAGGTCGGCAACATCGATTCCCATGGACGGGGCGGGGGCTTGTGTGGCGGCCATCTTGGTTTATACTTGATAAAGGAGAATTTTTCATTCCTTCAATCATCGGTGTATGCAAAGAGGAACAGGGCGATCATACTCATACCGATGGCCACCCAACGCAGTCCATGAATAGATTCCTTGAACACCATAACCCCCGAAAACGTTACGAGAACGTCTGAGGTTAAGTTCCAAATAAGGTTCGTGACGGTCATGTTCTCAAACGTCATGGCCTTCATGAAGAGGTAGGGCTGGATAGAATAGACGAGGGTCGCAATCACGAGACCGATGCTGTACGAGACCGAACCTAGGCTCACAAACTTTGCGGTGAACATCATCACCACGTCAATGGACGCCATGACCACTCCAAATACAATCGGAAGAGTGGAAAATTGTCCGACCTTCCAGTTGATACTTTTGATAGCTACATCAAGGATATCTCCGCCCTTGCTTTTGGGCTTACTCATTATTCAAACGTAAGACATTTACTTGCCGACCAGTCCCCACACCGTCTTGTGGGTAAAGTGCCAGACGAGGCCGAACACCACGGCGTGCGTGAGGGCAACGGTCGAGCGCGAGCCGCCGGCGGGCAGCGACAGGAGAACACCCGGCGTCAGGAGGTAGAAGAGAACTGCAGCGTACACAGCCATTGCCCACATTTGTTTGTTTGTCTATATGCGGGAAAAAAGTGTTTTAACAAGCGTTGTTAGGAAGTATAAATGAGCTCTGGACCCAAGAAGGTTGAACTTCCGAAGACCGATGATGATGGCGTGGTAGACTATCTTGATGAGGACCCCGAGCTGCCCAACCAGCGCTACGTGATTGTGTCCTTCATCTCGCCCGAGAAGGTGATTGAGCGGAAGCAGGACTTCTTCTTCAAGCACTTCATGCAGTGGACGGACTATGATTTCAAGGTCAAGGGTCTGGAGCATCTGGCTGACTACATTGCCAAGAAGTACTCCCTGAAGATTGATGATATCATGAAGGATATTCACGATTTCGAGAAGACCCATCGCGAGGAGATCAAGAAGTCGGATATTCCTGAGCAGTACCAGGTGTTCCTCCTCAAGCATGAGAAGGAGGTCCAGGAGGCGTTTGACAAGGCCAACAACTTCCAGTGCAACATTCGTGGCGTCAAGGTCCGTCGTGCGTTTCCGTCGTACGAGGAGGCGCAGCTGTGGTGCAAGGTTCTCCAGCGCAAGTACCCCAAGGACAATCTGATGATTGGTCGTATGGGTTGCTGGCTGCCGTGGGAGCCGTCTGAGCATCTGATGGAGAATGTGGAGTATGCGAACTCCCAACTCAACGAGATCATGCGCAAGTACAAGGAGAACGAGGCGAATCGCGAACTGTTCTTTGCCGAGGAGCGCGAGATGTCCATTAAGGCACAGAAGGAGGAGAACGCCAAGCGTCGTGCGGAGCAGAACCAGCTACAGGATCTCGCGAAGCCCGTCCACCCGTCGGAGGGTGCGATGCGCGACTAAGCGTCTACTGCCCCTTCTTGACCCAGACTGACGGTCCCTTGCGATTATTGAGGGCATCGGGATTGTACTCGTTAGCGGCGAGCATGGTGGACATAAACGGTTTGTTGTCGGCCCACAGTGAGTCGGCGCACATATGGAACTGAGGGTGATCGGTGGCCTTGTACCAGAAGACCTGATCTTCCAACTTATTGGAGGAAGAGGAGTTGCAGATCACCAGACAGTTAAAGTCTTCGGTACACTGGTCCATGAACTGACAGAACATCTCAAACGTCGGAAACATGCCGGCATAATTCTCGTAGATACGACGACGGTTTCCGAGAATGTTTTCGCGAAGAATGAACACAAAGTCTACATTAGTACGGAGATTCGGAGTAATACCAAGGGGGTACTGCATCGTGATCATCGTGGATAAATCAACGTGGCGGCCGTTCATGAAGACGTAACGAGTAGATTCCTCTTTGATCCACGATGCGTCGTAGAGACAGTCATCCAGAATCAGGAAAGCGCGGGGGTCAACATTGGAGCCGTTCGTTTGGTTACGCTGTTGTTTGAGTGCTAATTGGCGACGAATAACGTTCATGATAATTTCAGGTTTGTACTTGTCATGAATGAGTTTGGAGGGAACCATATCCTGGAAAAAGCGGTTGGCCACCTCTGTTCCCGAAATTACGGTTCCAATAGGAAACGCATCCTGGTTGTGAAATAGAATATCACGCACCAAAAACGATTTTCCCGTATCTTTCTTTCCGATGATCACGATCATTGGAGATTTACGCGAGTCCATCGCACATCGTTGTTTTATAACGTCCATATTGAACTTTTTGATCGTGAAGTTCATTAGTATTTTCACACGAGTAAATAATGGCGAAAAATACCCATGTCTACACGGTTCACGCCATCCATTTATCAATTGGCGATGCTGCTCGCGTCACAGGAAACATTGCGATCTTTTCGGTTGTGTATACCATTGCCGGCGCCTTGCTTTCCTATATTCTATACTACCTCTTTGACGTCTACAATGATGAGAATAAGGAATGGGAAGAAAAGGGGTTATTGTATCAGCTGCTTGACGTAGGAGTGGAAGTGAGCACGATCGCCATTGTTGCTTTTTGGTTGGTGTATTTCATGAATATATCTACCCCGATTATTCCAGTGAAGAAGGGTCTGGAAGATTTTGTGGATTCATATACGGCCGGACTCTTTTTCATGTTCGCCATCTTCATTTTCCTGGGAGATCTTACCAATAAACTCAAGTTCCTGTTTGATACATTCTTGGGAACACACTTTGATATCCTGTTCCCCGCCGAGGGGTCTATTTTAGACGGAACGCTGCGGTACAGCAAAAAGCAAAAAGGAGAGAACTAAACATAATCGGTTGAAATGCCCAAACCTCCTTCGGATCTACGGACAACCAATAGTCCATTGGATGTCCATAAGTATTCGAATATCCAGGGGCTGCAGGAACAGGCACAGAAACACTGGGGTCTTCGCCGCCTCCAGCCCTTTTTTCCATCTATTGAAAAGTTGTTCAAGATGGACGTTCGTCTTCCCCACCATTACGGAATCAAGACAGCGGTTCCGATTCAAACAATTACCGGAGAGTCGTCCGTATACGCAGGAGGAGCCGAGACACCCGTTCACTTGAAGAAGACTATGTTGTACTCAGCTTACCGAGTCATGCATGGTGATTATTCGGGTACGGGTCTTCCGAATGTTGGAGATGCGGCAACTGAACCCCTGCGGATTCAGTCGCCCTACAATGCTGCCTACGTGGGATCCCTCGCATCTCTGGTTCTATCTGAATCGGTGTGTGCACATTTTCCGAGAGTCTACGGAGTCTTTTCTGGCGTGGCCGAAAAGCATGTTTTGGATATTTCTGATGATTATGAGGATCTGTGCGACCGTCCGTGGTTTTCCCAGAATATTGGGCATTTCTTTGAGCTGCGTTTACGAAAACCCGAGGTCCCGATCCTACAGTTTGCTGATGTTCCTACCGAAGATATTGATCTGGGAGCTACGGAACTGGACCCTATGTCTCCTCCATCAACACCTGTGATTCCCACAAATTACGATGCAGATAACGAAGGGGACAGTGTAGAGAATGATAATCAGGATGATGAGGAAGAGAGTACGGATGACTGTTCCACAGACTATATTTTCAATGTTCGGTCATGTTCTTCGGATGAGTCTGAGTCAGATGATGACGATTTTAATGACCATGAAAGTGTAGGATTCTCAGAGCCGGAAGAGGAGGAAGAGTTTGCGCACGCCATTTTCAAGGATGCTCCGATTCAGGTTACCGTGATGGAGAAGTGTGAGGGAACTCTCTACAAACTCTTCAAGGAGAACTCCGAACTGCCCAAGCGGTGTGCGTGGATGGCTCAGGTGATTTTTGCACTGGCGTTTGCTCAGCGGTCGTTTGGGTTCGTGCACAATGATCTTCATGTAATGAACGTGATGTACGTTCCGACGGACAAAGAGTATTTCTACTACGGAATAGGCGGAAAGACGTATCGCGTTCCCACATACGGAAAACTGATTAAGGTGATAGATTTTGATCGTGCGACCTTTTCGGTGAAGCTCCCGAAAATGAAGGAGTCCAAATTCTTTATCTCCGACCAGTTCCAGCAGGAAGAAGAGGCAGGAGGACAGTACAATATTTCTCCGTTCTACAATCCCAAGTATCCAGAAGTGAAACCAAATCCATCATTTGACCTCGTACGCCTCGCGACCTCTATGTTCTGGGACTGTTTCCCTCAAGGACCATGTGAAGAGTACAAGAGCAATCCTCTATATACTATGTTCATGCAGTGGCTCACTCTGCCGGATGGACGGTCTATTCTGTTCAAGGATCTATCCTCCGGCGATATCTCGGAACGGTATCGCGGATTTCAGTTGTACAAGGCCATTGCGCGGTACTGTAGGGATACGGCGGTTCCTCGGAAACAGATAGAGAAGTTTGGTACTCCCTATCTCTTTGAGGGTAAACCTCCGCTCGGCGAATCAAGCCTGTTTATTGAACCTTAATGCTTCTTGTGCTTAGGCTCCTCCTTCTTCTTCTCCAGCGTGCTATCCACTCCCTCGCGACCCAGGTACGCCCACGCAAGGTGGTGCGTGAAGTGGTAGACGAGGGCGAATACGACGGCGTGAGTGGCGGTAACCACCATCTTTGATCCACCCGGGGGTAGACGGACGAGGACGCCGGGGACCAGGGCATAGAACAGGACGGCGGTAAACGCGATCATGAGCCAGTTCATACCTGTTTATCTCTAACACATACAATGTTTTCTGGCGTCTAAGTAATCAGTCACATGTCCAGCACCGTTTTAGGCGGGAACACTCTCCAGTTAAATACTTATAGCGCGGTGCTAAACCAGTACTATCCAATTATTGCCCAGCCTCCACAACTTGGAAATGCTCTAGTGGTGGATGGAGTGAACGGCAATGACGCGACTGGATCTGTCGGTGGGTTACCGTACAAGACAGTAGATGCTGCAATCGCTGCTGCAACCTCGGGAATGCACATTTGGATTCTTCCCGGAATCTATAATCTACGGGCAGGCATCACGATTCCCACAGGCGTCTCTATTCGTGGATCAAGTCTCCAAACTTGTATTCTTCAGATGACCAATGTGATTGCGAATACGACACTAGTCACGATGGGGGAATCAACACGTATGGAAGACCTGACCCTCAATCTTACATCTGGAGGTCATTACACGCTCACAGGAATCTCTCTTCCAGGAACGACATCGCAAACATCCAAGGTTCGCACGTGCGTCTTAACTGTCCGTAATTCAACTGCGTCTGTGGGCGGAACATCTGCCGTCACGGGTGTTCTTGCGTCAGGAACAAGTGCACTTTCACCTTCGTCCTTTTCTTTCAATTGTCTGAAAGGATCTACCATCAACGTGTATTCCAACGGCGGCGGGAATAAACGTGGAATTCTGGTGTCTTCGTCAAATACGTTAACTACACGTGATTTGAACGTGTACGTTGCTGCCCCCACCGATCCAACATCAACGGGGTCGTACGTGGGAATTGAGACCAACGATTCGAATGCAAGTCAGTATGGAAGCATTCAGTTACGGTCTACCACCGTAGGAACGTTCACGTCCTCCATCAGTGGAACAAGTTCGGACATTTTACAGACCACTCCTTCATCTGTTGTGACTCCTACCTATCTTGCGACGGCAGGTATTCAGATCGGTCCAGGAACGGACTTGGTCACCAAGACTGCGGGAGGAAAAGGGTTCTCGTCGTATGTGTATCCGACCACACTTTTTTACGGATTGAAAGGAAATGTTACTAGTGCTGGTGCTGGATGGTTATGGCCAGGGACACAGGCAGTAAGTGCAGGATCGTTTCCAGATACTGGACTTCCCGCAGCATACTATCGTATCCAACAGCCATGTATTCTTTCGGGAATGGCAGTGGGGATGAACGCATCGTGCGGGGGTACAAACTCACTTACAATCCTTGTCCAAAAAACCCCAACTGCAACAGGCGTGAAAGTGGATACATCGTATACACTCACACTCAGCGGGGCAGCTATCAGCGGATCGTTCTATAACGCATCTGTGAACTTTGCAGCAGGAGACTATATTCACACATACCTTTCGTATACATCAGGTAGTCCCACCAACAATGCCCACGACGTAACAGTTCAATTGGATCTGTTCTAATCTTCATTTTTCTTCATGGAACGTTTTTCTTTTAGTTTGCGTAGTATATCCTCTTTGTTTTGGTAATACCGTTCCCTGTTCTTTTGGTCTCGGGCCTCCTTATTTTTCAGATAATCCTCCTGCTTTTTCTTTCTAAGTTCCTCCTTATGTGCTTCTCTCCATTCTTTCGTATATTTTTTTTGGTATTCTTTTCGGTCTTCGGTTATCACACGAACGTATGTTTTGAAATACTCGGCTCGTTTTTCTTCCCGTTGTTCTGGAGTCGCATGTGAAAGAATTGTATTGAGGCAAAGTGCATCATTTCTAGAATTAGCTATATATTCACTTTCGCGTTTATTAAGTTCCTTCTTATCTGAACATGGGTAATTCTCTACCAATTCAATAGTTACTTTATCCCATCCTATCGTGTTTATATGAGTATATACACGATAAGGTTGTGTTTTGGAAGCAAGTTTATGCCCATGTAATCTTGTCCGCAAGGCTGCTATTGTGGATCCGTAATAATAATGCCCGTCTTCGCACGACAGTTTATATATCTTGCCTTCGCTATATCCCATTTTATATTAAGGTGTAGTTTTTTGTAAATGGCTTTCCTACGAACTAAAATGAAGGTTTCCCAACGAACATATCCTGAACGGCAACTGAGGCCGTTGAAACCGTGGACGTAACTACGGCCTCAACATCCCCGCCGACTGCATATAAGAGTCCACCCGCACCTGCACCCGACAGCAGCCCGATCTTGGCGGCGTCCATCCACTCCACCGGCTTCTTCTTGGTATACCGCTCCACAATGTATACCAGCACTCCGGCAACTGCAACGACAACAATCATAATCAGTAGATTGGTGTCGAGCATTCTCTATCTATTTGATACTTTCAAGTGGGTTTGTTTATACTTTTAGAACGAGCCCCTCACCCTCCTCGGGGGTCAGGTTCACTTCATCATCGTCCTCCTCCTCCTCCTTCTTGTTTTCTTCAGGCTTCTTCTCATCCTCATCTACTGCACCGAGATCAAGTTCGAGAGTCTCGTTGGACAGATGAATCTTCGGGTGCTCATCGTCCGTCTCCTCGTCAAGATCCTCGGCGTCACTCTCCTCATCCTGCTCATGCTCAAACGCAACCTTCTTCTCAGGTTCAGGAGCTGGGGCGGAGGGAGCATCAACCACGGTCTCGGTCGGCTGGATAACGTCTGCGGACGGAGGAGGCGCATCCTGGACGGAGAAGTACGTGTTCACAATGGACTGCCACGGGAGGAATGAGTCTAGAACCGTATCAAACGCTACATCCAGTATATCCTCAATCTGTTTACGATTGCGCGCCTGCTGTTCTGTCGGGACGCCGATTGTCCGGAACAGGTAAGCATGTTCCCAACACCGCCGAGCAACCTCCTTGTAGTATTCGTGAATGAATCGGGGAAGAGGAGGGCGCTCAAATTCTACTTCCACACTGTCCTGGGTAGACCGGTACTGTATTGCGGCGAATGCACGGAGATAGCTGAGGAGAACTCCTGTGAGCAGTTCATCCAGATAGGAGCATTTAGATGCTGCTACAATACGCTTTACCTCGGTCTGGAGAACCTCATCTGTCCAGACGGGGATACGGGTCAGGAGGTTCTGAAACGTCTTGAGCACCTGGTCCATCTGATCGTTCTTCTCGCAAATGGTCTTGGCGTTCTCGTAGACACTCCAGATTCCGTCGGAGACATGGGGAAGAACCATCAGTGAAAAACGATTACGAATGTGGCGCTTGGCGAACTGTGCCTCATCCTTGAGCGACATTTGTATTGTTGTTCCAGATGTTTACGTATACAATGAACGCCAGTGCTCCGGCAGGGTAGTGTTGAAATCAGTGAGAATCGTCTCAATCTGTTTCTTCTCTAGTTTCATGGGGAACTTGACGGGGATGTAGAACTTATACGCCTTTGCGGCCGCCTCGTCGGAGATCCGAATAAGGTTGACGCGAGAGACTACGGCTTCCACTACACGAATCAGATTGCGCATTCCCTCTTCACCATTGGAGTACTCCTTAATAATGTATTCTGCCGACTCTTCGGTTGCCGTCAGATCTTCACGTGAAATTCCCGCATGACGAAGGATATCTGGCCATATATAATTTGCAACAATCACCTTCTTCTCTTTCTCGTTGTACCCAGGAACATTGATCACGCGCATACGATCCTTGAGTACCGGATGAACCTTAGATTCATCGTTGAACGAGAAGACGAAGAGGCACTGAGACAGGTCAAAGTCCACTCCGGAAAAGTACCGATCATGGTACTGAGAATTCTGGGACCGATCTGTTAAGTGGATCAGCATAGACATGATTTCTTCGCCATGAGGAGTTCCCGAGACCTTATCCAGCTCGTCAAAGTACAGGACAGGATTCATACATCCTGCCTGTATGATGGAATCAACAATACGACCCCACATTGAGCCCTCATACGTATACGAATGCCCTACGTAATGTGCAACATCGGACGCACCGCCCAGAGAGAAGAACATGAACGGGCGCTGGAGAACACCTGCAATACCATTGCGAGCAAACGACGTCTTACCTACACCCGCCGCACCCCTCATCGCAATGACATTGCCCACCGACTCGGGATTTGAGATCCACTGTGCGAGTACCTGCATAATCTGTGTCTTCGCCGATGTCATCCCGTAGGTTGCCTTGTCCATCTGGGAGTACGCATCGTTCAGAAACTTCGAGCACTTCTCGGGACCGTCCTTCATCGTTACCGGCAGCGAGATATGCTTTCCGAAGGGAACACGTAGAATTCCGTCCACCCAGTTTCGCATTTTCTGAGCCTCGCCACTGTCGGATCCCATACGCGTCATCGCATCAATCTTGCGAATGATCTCGCTCTGGATCTTAGGAGTTGTTTGGGTTTCCAGAGCACGGAACTTGTAGGGGATATCAGAATCATTGATCAACTTGGAAATCAGAGTCATCTTCTTGATTGTGGCTTTGCGCTTGGTCTTTGTCATCTCCTCAAGATACTCTCGCTCCTTCCGAGACAGCTTGAGAGGAATATCATCATCCTCCTTCTTCTTCTTTTTCCGTCCATCGTCGTCCTCTTCGTCTCCCTGAATAATGAGTACGGGCTGCCGTCCTTGGCCACCGGACATGAGTCGCCGACCAAGTATGTGCTGGATGAACGCCGATGGAATCCGATCGTCGTCCTCTTCATCCTCATCGTCCTCATCGTCTTCGTCGTATTCATCTCCGTATTCGTCTTCATCTTCGTCTTCGTCATCATCAACC